GCAATCCCCTCCCCCTTTGTTAAATTTATCTATAAAAGACTAATTAAGCAATGTTTAAAATTACTTGTTGAGTCGGGTTAGTAGCCAAGATACCGCCCGTAAAACGCATAATCACACGCACGTTTTGTGAACCATCGATATCGCTCATATCAATCAACTTAACTTCGTTGGTGTCGCTCAATAAGCCCGTTCCAAAATGAAGGTCAGATTTCAAACCTAATACACAATCGAAGTCGTTAAGGCCTGGACACATATGAACGGGGATACCGTTAAAGTTCATTGGCTTCTCACCTACAAAGAATTGGAAGTTGAAGTTACCAACGGCCAATGCTGCTTGGTAAGCCTTCATAGTGCTTGGTCCAACGTAGTAAGCGAAACCTTCTTTGCCATACAATGCAGCGGGGGAAGCCGCTAACATCGCTTGTAAACGAGCAACAACGTTTGATTGGTCAGTTGCACCCGTTCCAGTTACTGAAATGGCTGAATTATCAGCAAGAAAACCGAACATACCATCTTGACCCGCAGTTACCGCTGAATCATAGAAAAGGTTTGATTTCCATATACCTAATTCGATTGATTGAGATACTTCTGCGGCTACTTGAGCCAACAAGAACTCTTCAAAAGAAGCGGGTAATTTTTCGTATGCAGAGAATCCCGCCTGAGCCGCTTCCCAAGTAGTGCGTAAGTTGTTCTTACATAATTGTAAGTTCACTTGCTTCTCGGTGGTAGTCAAAACGTATTCGCCCAAAGTTACTGAACTGCCATCGGTAAAATCGCAAGTTGCATCTGCAACAACGATTGAATTCTGCCAGTTACGAATTACTTGCTTAAAAGCAACATTCGGGTGTACGGTGATAAGGTCTTTCGCCAAAGTTTCGCCCGAAAGCAAAGCGGCTGCGATGTACTTGTTACCAAAATTACCCGCATATGTATTTGGGGAAATGGTTGGCCCTGATAAATTAATTTTTCTATTGTTCATTTTAGTGGTTTTTTAAAATAATGAATTGAATACTCGGTCTTGAATTGTTTCGTTACGCTTTGCACCAATCTTAAATTGGAAGTCTCTTTTAACCTCCGCATCGGGATTGAATTTAGTATGCTCGGCGGGGGTTTCGTTTAATTGGCGTTTTAACTCTTCGTTTTCTGCGCTCAACTGAACATTAACGGCCTCCAAATCTTTGTTGGTTTTTTCGATTGCTGACAAACGGGCATCAAATTTGTTAAAATAAGACTCTTCCATTTCAGTTTTGGTCTTGATGATTTTCTTTGGCATCTTAGCCTCCATTTTATCTTTGCCCATCATATCCTCTTCTTCTTTTTCCACCATATCTTTGGCTTCAACTTCTTCGATTTCCTCGGCACCTTCGGTTTCAACTTCAACGATAACGCCTTGTTCGTCTACCTTAATTTTCAACCCCTCTTCGAGAATGTACTCACCCATTGGAACGGGTATGTTACCTTCCTCAGTTACGATGAAAACGGCATTGCCGATTTCAAACGCTTCGGCATCAAATATCGCTGCGCCATCGGCGGTTTTCACTTGTGCTAAATCAACCTGAACGGCCGATTCTTCCTTACCCATTACGATATCGTAAACGCGGTTCAGGATGTCTTTTGCATTATTCATATTGTCTAATTAACGTATTATTTTTATGGTGTTAGATTTTCACTTTGCCGCTTTGCAATTGTTTAATATAACTGTCTATTTCCTTTATAGCAATTGAAACCGTTTCTTTTTTGTTTTTTAACACAGAACTTGGTTCCACTCCTAATTGTTTTGATAATTCCTCAATTTCTTGATACCGAGCATTAGACTTTAAAAACTCAGCACCTGCGGCGTTGAGCATAGACGTAATTTTGGCAGCCATTGAATTGTAATCAACAATCATCTTTTCTGCGTTTTCTTGTGACCTTAACGCCGATTCGTATTGTTTTTCAAAATCTTGAACCACGCTTAAATCGGTTTGAATTACTTTTTTTTGCATTATATATTTTTTAGTAGTTTTTTTAATTCGTTTAAAATCATTTCATCTTTTGACATCTTGGCCATTTCCGTAGATTTGTCCGCAAAGAATCCTTCGATGCTGAATCCCTTTACCCTTCCAGTCTTAACGTATTCGGTCCAAATTTCCTCATTGTCTACCTTCATAGCAACATACCAAGTACCAACGACATCGTTTAAACCATAGGCCGCCGATTTGTCCTTTTCCATATCCACCTTAATCCACGACTCAACCAAAGTTAAACCCGCTAAATTAATTTGGTGTTCCAAAGTTGCTTTCGCCTGATTGCCACGCTTTAAATAAAGTTGGGAAGCCTTTTCGATTGTTGCCTTGGAAAAGTAAACGTAAAACTCCTCGCCATCTTGATTGCGGTAAATTGGTTTATTGGGTATCAAAGCGGGACCTAATAAAATCCGCTTTTCTAAATCCAAAGTTTTAAACTCAATCTTATGTCCGCTCAAGGCTATAAAGTTGGATTCGATAGCGGGGCTTTCAACTATCGATATTGCATCGATGCCGTTAGCCAATTGCATATCATCCAAAACTAATTCCACGATTCTCATTGCTTAATTAACGTCTAAAAGTTAGAGTGTTGCATTTTCCAAAATATGGCGGTCAAGCGATTGTTGAGTGGTTACGTTTTGGCCAACCACATACGCACGGGTAGGTCGTTTCATTTGGGCGTTCATCTCGGCTTGTAATTGCGATGTTTGCGACATTTGGCCTTGAATGATACCAACGCTTGGACCTGAGATACTCGGCATTGATGGGGTAGAACCTCCCGATTCATTTGGTATTTGTACTGCGGTAATGGTTCGCACGTTTGCCAAACCCGTTGCAATTATCGCCGCTGCGTTTATGTAACCTACTGGAGTACCCGCACCCGCTGCCAATGCTTTTGTGGCTCCCATATATGTATCAATCACGGTAGATGCTAACGCCAATACTTTGCCCGCTGCGGTTTGCTCGCCCGCTATCGATGCTAAACTTTTTAACGCTCCACTTGTGGCCGACAACAACTCCATTTGAGCATCTGCCTCCGCTTGTTTCAATGCTATTAACGCATCCGATGCGGCTTTTTCTGCATCTAATCGCGCTTGGCGTTCTGATTCCTCGCGGTCCGCCATAAATTTGGCGTTGCTATTTGCGATTTCAGTTTTTTCAATTTCCAAAGCCAACCACGCTTGGAACGCTGCCTCTTCAGCGGCGGCCTCTTTTGCTAATCTATCCTCCAAAAACTTTGCATTGGATGCCTCGGTTTCTGCTTTTTCTACCTCAATGGCCAACCACTTTTGAAAATCATCTTCTCTTTTGTCGGCCGCTGCTTTAAGTCGTTCTTGATATGCTTTTTGTCTTTCTGCGGCCGCTTTGGCTTCGTCTTCAGCGGCCTTTTTTGCCGCCTCCTTTTGTTCCTTTTCTTCTCGGTCTAACTTCTTGGCTTCACGATTAAATAAACGGCGTTTGGCGGCTAAGTCGGTTTCAGCATTTTGAACGCCAACAATTGCGTCGCTTATGGCTTTTTTACTTGCTTCGGTTTCGTTGTTTAATTTTTTATCAAGTTGCGCCGCCTTCAATCGTGACTTGGCAAATTCCAATTCTTTAGCCGCCAAATCGGTCTCGGATTTACGAACTTGCTCTAAGGCGTTTTTGCGTTCGGCTAATGTGGCGTTTGAATCGGATAACAATTCACGGGCTTGGGCTAACTCTTTATTTCCTTTGGCCCTTGCTTCGTTCAATGCAAGTTCTTGGTCTTCCAATTCGTCTTGCATATTGGCCAACTTTTTACCTTCACTGGCCGCCGTTCCAAATAAACCCGCAACTAATTCTAAACCACTTGCCAACCCATCTACTAAAATTACGGCAAATTCTGAAATAGCATTAATAATTGGATTAATGATTGCCCCAAATATTGCGGTAATTCGTGCAATGGCATCCATCCCCGCTTCGGTTTTATCTAAAGCAGAACGAAGCGCACCAAACACACCAACCAAAACGGAAATAAGCGCACCAATAGGGTTAGCCATTAACGCTTTAAACGCCGTTCCTAAACCCTGAATACCTTGGACCGCATTGCCGATAGGGCCTTTAATGTTGCCCATTTCTTTGGCCAAATTCCCAAACTTACTTTGGCTATTGGCGGCGGTGGTTCCAGTGTCTTTGATTTTGGAATTTAGGTTGTCAACCTTTGCGCCACTTCCGTTATCGTCGATTTCAACGGTGTATTTTATTTTTTCGGCCATCTGCGTAGTCTTTTAAATTGTAGTTTTAATTGATTCAAATTTGTTATGTACTTGTTCTCACCTTTGGCGATTTCCACCCGTTTGGATACCCCTCGCCATTCATCGGCTTGGACTAATTTTATAATTTCACCTATCATATTTTTTCTAATCTTAATTTACAATACACCACTTCAATAGTAACGGCGTGATTTTCTAAACAAGCAAACTTAACTTCGACAATTGAACCTTGGGTTAAATCAAAAACCTCGCTTATTGATGCGGTAACGGCCCGTTTTTCTAAATCCGCATAGGCCGATGTCACCAAGCCATTTATCGTAATTGAATAAGCCACAATATGGTTGCTTGGATAAACTATTGAAACCTCCGCCGTTACTTTATACCTCGCCGATGCGTTAATAGTTACGCTTCCCGATGCGTTGGTAAAATAGTAAGTATTGCCCAAACTTTGAACCGTGTTTAAGCCGACTTTGATATAAGTATTATCGGTAGGGGTTACAATGGTCACGGGTGCAGAATTAAACACAACCGCCACGCTTCGGTCCTTTACCAACTCATTAACGATATCCCGCACTTTTTGCATATTGGTTTGACCAAATGTTTTTTGCCCCAATACGGTTACACCCGTGCCACCGCCAAATTGTGGCTTTGAATTTGTCACACCACGCCCAACGGCATCCCCGTTTAAAGTTGTTAAACCATCGGTGTTAGTTGCTCCGTTAGTCCAACCCGTATTATTTCCCGTGCTTGTATAGGTCTGAACATTTATATTCGGGTAACTGATTAAAACCAATTCGGCCCGTTCGTTTAAAATGTCGTATTGTATATTTTGGATTTTGTAAAGGTTACCAGATACGGAAATTGTGTCGTTCATTTCCAATTGCAACCATTCATTCACGGGCAACACCGAACTAAAATAAACTATTCGGCTTTTGCTACTCATCACACGGCTTAGGTAACTGCGGAAAAATTCAACGTACAAAGTATTGGTCGGGGCGTTGCCGCTTATGGTTGCCTCCATTCCAAACGCCAAACTATTCGTGGCCGAGGTAGTCGGGAAATCTTGATAGGAACTTATAAGCGGATAACTAAATTGGTCTATGCCTTCCAATTGGTAGGTATCTACGGCGATGGTTCTACGCTCAACAAAATACGCCAAATATAAATCGGCTTTCACTGGCTTAAAATCCCCATCTAATAAAACGGGTATTTGTAATTCGGTATCCCTTACTACGACATTTTTTAAGTCCTTTTCCCGAATTAGCGATGGAACCAACACCGTAAACGGGCTTTCTATTTCCAATGCCTCATCGGCAAAATCAACTTCAGGCGATGCCTTTACGCTTCCGAATGCCTGATTGTTTATGCTCGTATACTGCACGTTTGCGATGTCCTCGGCTTCGGCGTGGCTCATTGCTATTTGTTTTGGGATAGGTACTTTTTCGTGTTTTATATCGACCATATCGATATAGCGAGTCCAATCCTTTTTAACCCCCAAAGCATAGTAATCATCGATATTATGTAAGGCAAATTCAGACGTACCCACGGGAATTAAAACGGCGTTAAAAGTCTTTAAAAACCCATTAATGAAATCCGACACTTTCATCGGTGGCATAACAACCTCAAAGTTTAAAGTGCTGCCATCGATACCAAAAGGAACTTCAATAATTTCTAACTGAATGGAATTATATGTTGATGCTAATAAAAAATATAAAACTTTAAAGTCATCGCCTTTATTCAATTGGAATATTGGGGTTTCTACATAAACGCCCGTTGCAGTATAAGAAAAAACTTGATTTGTTGCGTTTGTTCCAATAGTTATATAATTAAAAGGACTTGCGGTAGCGTTAGTAATATTTATTGTCAATCTAAATTTATACTCGCCCGTAAATGGAACCGTGTAAACCCCCGTTGTTGAATTGTATAAACTTAAAGGGTCGCTTGTAACGGTTGTAAAAATAACGGGTTGATTTTGAAACGAACTCGATGGCGTTGAAATAGTTCCTCGGCTTACGTTTATTTTAGCATCTACGTTATTAGTATTTTGTACTGGCCCCGCCCCGTTCATTGGGATGACAAATAAATCCGTAAAATTATCTCGGTCAAAAAGCGAACCGCTCAACGTGTAACCGATATCCAAAAAACAAGCCTTTACCATTTCGGTTAAAAGCAAAGCGGGTCTAAGGTCGTTTATAGCCAAACCGCCTTGATACAAATTATTGTCGATTACTGGAACCTTGCAATAACTCAAACCGATATGCCAATCGGCCACGGGATAAAGCACCTTCCCACTTAGCAAAGTTCCGAACCACGAATCAATGACATTTGAATAATTGACCGTGTGATTGTAAGCGGTCCAATCCACCATTGGCAAAGTCTTCTCACCAAAATCCGCTATCGCCGTTTTGCCTTGCCCGTAAAAAATTAAATTGTATTGGCGTGGCAATCCGTTTTTATACTCAACCCCCGTAAGTTCAACGCACCCGCTAAAAATGGGTATCGAGTGAATGTAAATTATTGCATCTAATTTCACATAAGCATTCCAACCGCTGAGAACCGAATTTTCATCAAAGTAATTATCGAATATTGGGTCGTTTACGGATGTGCTTGGTATGTTGAATTGTTGGGTAAAATCGGTACGGGCTTGGGTAGTTAAAAAATCTTTAATCGCCCTTGTAAGTTGTATCGTTTCATCGCTGAACAAATCCACAACTTTGCCATCAATAACAAGTGAAAATCTCATCGTACCACTTTATTAATTAGGGGTGAGTTTACTTCCACGTTAATGGTGTAGTCAATTAATTTATCGTTTGTGCGGGTTTTAAATCCAATAGAGGCGTCGGTAATGGTTGCGCTCTTAATCGCCCCATCTTGTAATAAAATATTATCGCTCAAATACATTTGTTGCACCGAATCGTTGTCATCTTCGGGGATGTAATTTGAATTTAAAGTGTATTTTTCTTTGGCGTTTACCAAGTAAGGCGTATTTATTTGGTATCCGTAGGCCCATCGTGCGCTCATATCGGTCTGAGCAAACATTGCCCTTTGAAAAGTTTCCCGTGTTACGTCTATTTGGGTTCGGTGTAATGCGTTAAATACATACGATTCGTACACCCCCCAACGATTTAAAAAATGCAAAGGAATTAAGCCGTATCTATTTTGGCAAGGTCGTTCGATTGCAAAGGCAAATTGAGTAACTCCCGCAGTGACTAACAAGGTCGCATCGCCACTTACCCCCGCATTGGTGTAAAGTTGCACCAAGTCCACCCCTTGTATCCGTGTAGCCGTTCCCGTTACCGTATTTGGGGTAACCGCCGTAACGTCAATTTCCAATTCAGTAACCACGTTGGCATCAAACCAAACGTAATAACTTGGTGTGCCTATCGGTATAATAAATTTAGTTTTTGAGGTAAGCAATCCCGTAGTGACCAAAGGGTCGTTAAAACCATCGGCCATATATGTGTACCCATTTGTGGCCAAAACCACATTGGAGGTAATTAAAGCGGTCACGTTACTACTTGAACCCGTGGTATAATAGCCTTGAACCTTAACGGCACAATTTACCGCACCTCCGTTAATGTTTACCTTATAACCCGAAGCCGTGAAAAAATCGTTAGTCAAATATTGCTGAACAATTTTATGGATATCAACAAATGCCCGACCACTTGCGAAAGTATCAGGCACCCGCTCAATTACTGCAATGGGGGAGGCGGGTATTGTTGCCGTGCCAGTCCATACAAATACCTCGACTTTATAATAAAAGTTAGTCGATGTATAAAGGGCATCAAAGAATTGGTAAATTATAGGGCTATTTGCCCCTACTACTCCGCTTGGTTGTTGGTTAAAATTCATCGGTTTGCTATTGAATTGGTTATGTCTTGCCTTATGGCATCTTTAATTGGTTGAGTATATTTGTCTAAGGTGTATCGCCGTGGCATTTTTACGAAATCAAACGGCTCGATTCCAAAGTGTTTTATTTTTCGGTTCATCATAAAAAACATAGCCTTGCGATTTGATTCGGTGTTCTTTATAAATTGCCCCGACTTAGGGTCTTTCGGTCTAAGGTTACGCATTTTGCCCCACTCCCTTAGTGTGCTTGGTGGGATTCCTTTGCCCCCTTTATTTTTACCAAAGGGTTGGCGGCCGTTTATTAACATTTGGCCGTATGAATCAAACTCAATTCCAAATTCTAAGCCATCGGCAACGGGTTGAATACTTCGCACTAAATTTCCCGAAGCCACATAATTCGCCCTTATCTTTTGCTTAGTTACGCTTGTGGGTTCCCACGATGAACCGACCTTTTTCCAACTGGCTCGGATAGCCGTGCGGGTGTGCTTGGCTTGTAAAGTCAATTGGGCAGCCTTCGCCATAAAATTGGCGGCATCCTTTACAACGATAGCGGTTAATTTATACTTCATTATAGCAATCTATAACGGTTGGGGCTTTGCCTTCAATAGTTAGGGTAATGGTGTACCCCGCTAAAACATCCGCCTCAGCATCTATAAAAGGATTAAACGTCAATGGGTATACTATATTGACATCCTCAGCATATTGAAGCCGCTTTTCCCTTACCTTCAAATTAAACAAGACGTATAATTCTTGTAAGACGTGAGCGTAATTGGTATTTTCAGTATAACCAATTTCAGAATAAAGCACAACGGGATTCAATCCTTCGTTCTCGGTCTTCAGAAAATTAACAAGGTCCGCAATTATGATATTTACCGAATAGGTGGCGATTTGTTCTTGAACGGTTATGTTATTTATTGTGACGTGTTGCAATGGATATACGTTCACGGCCTTAAATGACTTTTCAGTCATATTCCCGTGGCTATAATTCCAACCTAACTCATCCGCAATCTCTTTAAGTATGGCGAATATTCCGCCTAAATTATCTTTACTCATCGTTTTTTATTAATAATTTGTCGCTCAAGTTCAGCCATATCGCTTTTGTAAGCACCCCACACGAAAGAGGTATGAATGGGAAGTTCACTAATTTGTCCAAATTTTGTAACATCTCCT